TGTAATGTCATAGGCCCATGTTTCTGGACTGCAATAATGGTACAGTTTAGATCCTCCTCAAATTCTAGGTGCAGTCTACATTCTCTGTTTTGGCATGCAACCCGGGCCAAATAGCAATCTTTAGCGCAATCTCTCATAACTCTGGTAAATCCTCTTCTAATATATCAAATATGTTTTGGACTTCGTCGTTGGTTAATGCCAATTCCTCCATTAACTTGTTTCCGTTCTGTCTAAGCCTCCGCGACTTCAGGGAGCGAGCCTTAGATTGAATTTTTTTATTTATTTTATAATCATCAAGGAACTCCATGAATAAAGAATTCTGTTCTAGATAGGATTCTACACAATACCTAAAAAATTCACTTTGAGTTTTTATCTGATCATAGTAGAGTCTGATTTTCAAATTTTCGTGCAACTTTGAATTCAAAAAAAAGGTTAACTTAGAGTGAGTCTCGGGAGTGTCAGTCATGGCCTTAAAATATGTGTGGAACCTTCAACACGCCCAGATGCCGTCTGTCTGATGAAGCGAGCTTTCTTCTGTAATTCTTTTATGCTGGTTGCCCCCGAGTAAGACAGTCCACTACGGATCCCTCTCTCCAACTCACCAAGAATATTCCCGACTGGCCCCTTGCATGGTACGGTTGTTGCAATCCCCTCAAGGGACGCGGTCTTTCCCCGCCATTCCACCTGGGCATCTTTACTCGCCATGCCTCGATAGGACTTATACTTGCCTTTGCGAGTATTTATTACGTCGCCAGGAGCTTCGTCAGTACCTGCAAGCAAAGAACCAAGCATAACGAAGTCAGCCCCAGCCGCCAAAGCCTTGACAATATCTCCGGCACTCCTAATTCCTCCGTCGGCGATAATGGGTACTTGTCGGGATGCCTTCGCGCAATCCAATATTGTATACAAGCCCGGGATGCCATGGCCAGTCTGAATCCGAGTTGAACAAATAGAACCGCCGCCAATATTGCAACGTACACTATCGGCTCCCCAATCGACCAAGTCATTGTAACCCTCCAAGGTTGCAACGTTCCCTGCCATGATGTGAACTGCGTCGCCGAACACATTGCGTAGGTCTAGCAATGCTTCTTTCATCAGTATGTGGTGACCATGAGCCACATCCACACATAGAATTCGTGCACCCGCATCATAAAGAGCCGCTGCTCTATCTAAATAGTCGCCAGTTGTGCCGATAGCAGCACCAACGTTAGCGTTTGCACCCACTATAGCTTCATCCACCAGCGCGTGTTGACGCTCTATGGTATTGTAACGGTGAATAATTCCGAAACCCCCACCCTGCCAGATGGCGGCGGCCATGGCTAACTCCGTAACGGTGTCCATCGGACTAGATAGAATGGGAAGTCGCAACGCAACGGTAGGTCCGTTCCCACGAAGGACATTCCCAACTCTAATCTCGCGGCGGCTACGAATGTTTGAATACTGAGGTACCAGCAAAACATCATCGTATGTCAGAGCTTCTTTAATATTCATTTCTATTCTTTTTTCGCTTTTCTAAAAATTCACTAATAATGCCCGAACATTTAGGACACGTTAGGCGCACAGTTTTGGCTTCGTGCCTAACTGTAACTTGCCAGGTCTTTACTGTTTCGTGAGTACGCTTGAAAGCAGCCTTACAAATGCAACACTCAGTGGGGTGATCTAATAAAAGAGCTGTTCGCTCAGTCAACAATTTTTCAGCCGCCTTTTTCTGGTCTTTACGTTTTTTCATATTGACCTTCCGCAGCTTTTTCATTCTCCGGAAGACCCTAACTTACCGTCACCACGATCTGAAATTGTAATGGGATACCACTCATAAACCTCTGGGTTATCGGTCGCGACAAAGCGCGCGTGAACCACGGGCACCACAACTGCCTGAGCTATCTTGTCACCCACCTCTATGTATTGTGTCTCTCTTCCTACGTTGTGGAGGTTAACAAAAACCTCTCCATCGTACCCACTGTCTACTACACAGGCACCAACCAATAGCTGCTTTTTATAAGCCATCCCGGACCTGTTTTTAATTTCCAGCATATACCCATGAGGTATTCCAAACTTGCATCCAGTTGATAGCAACGCGGTAGAACCTGGGCCGAGGCCCATTACCTTCGTAGCTTCGTCTTCTGGAATCCAACGTAGGTCTAACCCGGCATCGCTTGGGTTAGCCCGAGTTGGGGGAAGGTCTTTTCTGCGTAACATGTGATATTCTAAAATCATTTTTTTCTCCTTATATGTTTAACGGATCTTCTAGAAGCTTATTTACTATTCTAATATAATCCGGATTAATTTCAAATCCAATACAGTCCATTTCTAATTCTTTGGCCACTTTTAATTCGGAACCCGAACCAGCAAAAGGAATGACAACCAGTCCATTCGATACTTTAGCTGCAGTTAATAAACGACGTGTAAGATCAAAAGGTTTCTGGGTAGGATGCTTGATAACTGTGTGGTCTTTGTGGTCTTTAAGTGCCGATCCCTCGTAAACGTCATCACAGTCTTTGCAAATAAATGCTCGTTCCTTGGTGCCTTTGCCGCCGGCTAAGGCAGAAACTTTAATTACATCCCGGGGTAGCGCGCCTTTGTCATGAACCGTGTAAGCAGTTCCCGCAGCATCAGTCTTGTGCTGGAATCTCCCCTTGGTGGGAGGCCTGACGCGGTTTTTGTCGCCCCCGTAGCCTTTAACATATGTGTCAGTATAAGGTTCGCGCACGTCGTCTCTATTAAATACTCTTTGATCTTTATTTTTCCACGCCACGATGATAGATTCATGACTTCGTTGCCAGAATCTGCTAGAAGGAACTGTTTTGTTAGTATAATGCCACGCCAGCCAGCGCTTCGGAAGTTCCAGGCGCACCGAAAGATGGGCCAAAATCTCTGGGAATCCGTACATGTACAGGGTTCCCGAAGGTTTCAAGATTCGTACAGACTCGCTCAGCCACCCGTCGGCCCACCTTACGTAATCTTCTATGGGCATTTTAGTCTTAGAGTTGCCAAAATCCTTGCCTATATTGTAAGGAGGGTCAATTAGTACGACGTCGGCACATTCATCCGGGAGGCCCTGGAGGCCTTCAACCACGTCTCTTAGTTCTACTTTGTGCATTCTACACCATCCTGAAGCTTCTAGTTCGAAGATCTCTAAAGGGTATCTCCACCTTAAATAACTCAACAACGTCGGGATGGCTATCTAGAACGGGGACCTGTATGTTAAACCAAAATTGACTAGACATTTTCTTAGCCACCACCATCTTTACGCCGTCCACAAGGTTGCTGACAAAGCCGCTGAAGGTTCCCTTCTTTGTATACGTTTTTGTCCACTCGCGATTTCCGCCGGCGCGCACAAGATCGGCGGGAATCAGACGACACCGATAGGTACGCGTGCACTCTTCCTTTGGGCGCTTTTTAGTGGGCGCCTGGTCCTGGCGACTTAGCACCAAATAATGAGTAAAGTTCTTACCGGCGCCATCAAAGTAGGCTATCTTAGCGTCAATGGTTTCGAGGCCTTCACTTTCGGTTCTGAAAGACGAAATACTAAGTCTCTTCCGGTTTTCTGTTCCAGACTTCACTGAGAATCTCCACTTTCCCTCTTCTACTGAAATGTCCATCCCTGCGCCGTGTCCTCCCTCTTCCCATTCAGTTTGGTCGGCGAGTCCTATGCGCTCCAGGGTCATCACGATTAGAGTCTCTAATGTAAGGTCGGTAATTTTGGTTCCGTAAATAAGAGAATGTTCATGAACTAGAATTTTAAACTCTCTTGCAAATTCTTCTACAATAAACATCTTTACCCGAGCAATCTCAAATTTCTTCTAATGGATCTTGTTGAAAACCCCCACGCTGGATCGTAGTCTAGCTTGCCCATATAGGGGCGGTTCAAATGAATCCTATCCTTACCCTCTACTATACCCCAACATCGGAACTTTGTCAACACCGAATTGGAATCAATTACAGCTACAATCCAATAAGGCTTGCCGTTCTTTGTTTTCTTTTTAATGACCTCGCGAGGAATAAACCACACAAGGCCCAACTCTGGGTCATAGTCTGATACTGGAGGAACGTAATAGCTATCAAGCTTCTGGCGCACTCCCTCGGTCATGACTAGATGCATCGGAAAAATGCCCGTTAAAGTGGTGAGGTTATCAATCTCTTCTTCGTTGGTAAAATCCCCTTCGTCTTTATACAGTTCTATATTCTCAAGAAATTTCTTCTTACTGTAGACTCTGTCCACAGCAACTGCGGACCAGAAGTGCTTGCGACCCGTAAACCTGTCGTCCATCAGATTGTTCAGCGCTCCTGAACGAATCAACACATCCAGCGCTTTCTTATTCAACTTGCTGTATACAATATCGTCGTGGAATAGGAACTCTTCAATATTATTGAATGGTCTATTCGCGACAATTTGTTCAATGGCTGCGTCTCCCAATCCCTTCAAGCCTGCCAAGGGTTGCACCAAGCGCTTCGGATTATCCGGATCGATCTCCCACACGAACGAAGAAGTATTGATATCCGCTTCCACAATCTCAAAGCCGTTCGACTTGGCGATATTGATTGCGCGTTCCTTACGCTTCTCCGGTTCCTTATCAAGGAACGAAGCCATCCACTCAACTGGGTAGTAGTTGTAGAGCCACGCGCATTGGAACGAGATTGCCGAGTATGAAACTGCATGCGACTTGTTGAAACCGTAGCCCGAGAAGTATTCAAACCTCTCCCACATGTCCTCGGCCTCGCTGTGGCGGATACCCTTTTCTACACACCCGTCGATGAACTTGGCGCGCAAGGCCTTCTTTACCTTGACTTCCTTCCCCGTTCCCTTCTTGGTAAGAACCTTCCTTAGTAGGTTTCCCTCATCTAGGGTTAGTCCCTTCCCTAGCTTATGTGCAAGGAGGGCAATCTGCTCTTGGAAGATAAGAAAGCCATAGGTTTCCTTGGTGACCTCCTTAACATGCTCGTTGATATAATCAATATTCCCGCTGTTCGCTTTGGCTTGAATGTATTGCTCGTGCACGTTGGCCGACAATGGGCCCGGGCGATAGATGGAAGTGATTGCCGAGATATCAATGAGAGACTTCGGCTTTGCGTTCGCGCAGAATTCTTGTGCCCGCTGCTCTGTGAATTGAAAAATTCCCGCGAAATTACCCTTCTGGAAAATATTCCGATACACCTTTTGGTCCCCAAAATCAATCTTGTCTGGATGGAGAAAATCGTTATAAAATGCTTTTACATCCTCAAACGTCGGGTCGCTGAGACCCCCGTGCCTCTTCAAAATGTGGCGGATTGCCCCCTCAATCATACGAAGTGTAGACAGTCCCAACAAATCAAACTTAATAAACCCGAGCGGTTCCAGGTGCCGAACGTGCTGGCCTTCAGCCCACGGTGCTTGTCGTACACCACCCGAACTAATGATGGGCATATGCTCATTCAAGTCGTCCGCGATTAAGACACCCCCGGCATGCCGAGAGCAAGACCGCACCTGACCAACAAGTGCTTCCACGTGTGTCTTAATGTGCG